TGATTGGTTAGCAGCTTGTTGTTCTCTTTCATTTGCTCTCATGAATTGATTTCTTTGTGAACCAAATGCTAGTGTCAATTCTTTGTTATCACCAATAGCATTATCTAAGAAATTAGCCATTTCACCACTAGATGCACCATTCTTACCCATTTCTATTAGTTGTAGTTGAATAGCCTCTTTTTGCCGTGCTAGTGCCTCTGCTCTTGCTTTCTTACGTTTTGATACTTCCACCTTATAGGCTTTCATATACTCTTCTCGTTTTTGTAAGAGTTCGCCGTCTGTATAGCCTTTAGCACTACCGCTAAACTTACCTACACCAACGATTGGATATATATCAGTACTTACGATAGACACACCACCGCTACCAGCTTGTGCAACTTTACCATCGCCCATATAAACCCCTACATGAGTTACACCCTTATAGGCTTTATCGTCAGAATTAACTGCACTTGGATCATCACTAGTTGACCATCTAGCCTCATTACTTGGAACGTGCCAAAAGACTAAATCGCCCTTTTGTGCTTGCGATATATCATGTATGAGTTTACCCTCTTGTTCAGCTTGTAAGTACTGGCCATCTGCGGTGCGATAGTTAAGAGTAACACCAGCTTTTGCGGACACATCAAGCGTAAATTTGCCACAGTCTGTACTTTCACCACCATCACCACCAAGCAGATACGGCTTACCTAACTGTTCATTAACCGCACTATCAAGTGCAGCTATATTTAAATTTCCGCCTTGCCCTGCTTTAGGTAGACTAGCAATAAACGCATCAGCACCTTTTTCGATACTTGCATCATCTTCACCATAGGTATCTACATCACCTACAATACGTTTATCGATTGTTTGTTGCGTATTTACCTTATCGATGGCTACTGCAGCTTTAGATAATATCCCCTCACTTACACCCATTTCTCGTAGTGCTGCAATTGTTTGTGGACCTGCGGTAATATCATTTCGTGTTACTGTTTCATCAATAATTGCAGCGCCTACTCTATCAGCTACTTCTTGATATTTAGCTTTTACAAACTCTTCGCCACGTTCACCATACATAGTTTCAATGCTACTCTTAATGGTGCTTAGTGAATTAGATACAATGTTAGGGTTGTTATAGCCTAGTACCGCTATCTGTTCAGATGATTTTACATTGTTATTGAATGTTACATCCTTGTACTTTTCACGTTCTGAACGCTCATGCACTTGGACACGCATATTATTTGCATGATAGTCTTTCTCCACCATTTGAAGAAAACGCTCACGCAATCTATCGTTATTAGGCAACTTATTAAACACATCTTGCCTGATATTGCTTTCCGCCTCGTTAAACAGTTGTGTAGCATTAGCAGCACCATCTAGTTCTTTATGAAGAATACCGCTTTCTTTGTTTGTCAGTTCATAAGATATTCTATTCTTATAATCTGTTTCAGCATTCATATAGGCGATATTCAAATCTTCATCAAGTCGCTTTTGCATCTGTGCGTTAATATTATCAATGGCATTAATTACACCTTTTAAGCCTTGTTGATTACCGCCAAACGCTAATTCATTTCCAGTAGCTTGAACACCACCGCTTATGGTATTTAGTTTTTGTTCGCCATTGTAATTAACTAACTTCATTAAATGCCCCACCTATTATTTCTAACTGCACCTCTTGTAACAAACTTAACATTTGATACACCAGCTGCTTTTAATGCACTTTCATTTGGTGTGTAATAGTTTGTATTAGCTTTTATATTACTACCGCCATACTGACCTTTAAGACCATAAATACTAGATGCACCACTCAATATCGTACCTAACATCGCCATTCTAGTTTGTTTCTTAGCATTACTTGCCGCTGCACGTGCGGTGCTTGCCTCGTTGCGATAGTTCATGCCATTAAGATATTCATTGTAGATACTGTTGTTCTTGTTGTTTTCCCAATTCTGAATATCCTTGTTGTATTCGTCATAGCTACTAGCCATTAACTGTAATGGTGTACCAGCCATCATCAAGCCACTAGCACCAGTTTCTGCCGTATTCTGCCCTTGTATAAGTCGCATCTTATCGGACATTTTATCTCGTTCTTGCAAGGCTTGGTCTGCTATTTGTTCTTGCTTGCGATCGCTAATTCGTGCGTTCGCCTCTGCTACCCTTGCTTGTTGGTTGTACATGGCAGCTTGTGCCTTACCCTGTTGATGTTGAGTAAACAATGTACCAACCATACTCGCTGCGGTTAATGCAATAGGGTTACACATTCGCATCCCCCTTTCTCAATGTGAATAAAACCATATCCCCATCGTTAATATCGTAATGAATAACCGCACCTAAAGATTTTAGCCATCTAATGGTGCGGTAATTTTCTTTGTGTATGTAATTAAAAAGTACTTCCCTAGTTTGTAGCCATTCCCCAATGATATTTCTACTAACTTTTATAAATTGCTTTTGCAATGTCAAACTACGTTCAAAATCTTTACTCCCCAAAAAGTAAATGCAATGCATACCATTAAGTGCAGTTTTTGATACCCCATACACACATAATGGCTTGTCATTATCAATAACAATACGACTTTGATAATCTTCCCCAAGAATATCGTTAATAAAGTCATTTTCTTCGTAGTTTGAATTTTTTCGATTTATATATTTAACCTCTAAGGCATCTATCGAACGTAAGTTGATGTATAACTCACGAATTAAAGAAACGTGCTCAGATGGGCAAATATTACATTCCATGAACATTTGGGAAACCACCGCCAATTTCTACCTCTCTTGTAACCGCTAACAGGTTAAATGGGAAAGGTTTTGAGTGCTTTATGCAAATTTCTGTATTTGTATTAACGCTAGTTGCTATCTTAGGCAATACTATTACAGTATCACCAGTAAATAGCGATTTAGGTTTTAAGATTAAATCATCTACATCATCAAATGTTTTACCAACACTGCCACCATACGAACGATATAAACGCAACGCAACTCGTGTTATAGTTACCAATCTGCATTGTAGTGTGCCATCGTTTATTTGTTGCTCAACGCTAGGTATTTTGATTTTAGTAGTATAAGGTAAACCAATAGTAATTACATTTGCTTTACCATCTAATTTAATAACCCCAGTTGGTGGTACTACCCTAGATGGCATTTGTTGTCCATCAACTACTATGTCTACCATTTGTCCTACAAGATGAGGTGCGTTGATGTAATCAGTCTTAATCGAATTAGCAACTTTAACATAGCAATCTAGGAACACATCGGAGTTATCTTCTGTATACAACGGAATACTACGTTCAATACATTTCACAATCTTATTATTAATCACACGATCTACTACAAAATAAATCGTGTCTTGCTCTCCCTCTGCCACACTCTCTACATATCGGTATTTACCATTTGTAACAAAGTGCGACCAACCATACACCTTTTGTTCAGGTATATAAGTTAAACAATTGAGTTGCCCATCATCTCGAACGTAGTAAATAATACTGTCAGGGTCTTGTGCATATGCACTCGTTACTGCCACATGACCTTTAACCAATGTTTTAACAAATAGCGTTAAGTCTTGCCCTGTGTAATTGTCGCTTTCGTAAGAGTAACCCATATCACGAACAGTACCGCCCCGCTCTTGAACGAATACGCATCTATTACCGATAAACTGTGGTTCACACTTTAACGCACCACGTTGTGTTTGTGTTTTCAAATAACAGTTAGTAGGTGTAATAGTCTTGCTCCCATCTACTATCCATTCATTACCACTTGTTAAAACAATCAAGTCATTAGCTGGTACAAGGTGTCTGATTTCATACATCTTGCGGTTGATTACTGGTAGTGTGATTGCGCTATCATCTGTGATAGTACCGCCTACTTTTTCAACCCCAAAGTTAGGGTAATCACCAGTACGGCTAAACCAAATATAGTTAGGTTTGCTATCTGTGGCAGCAACTACAAATCGGTCTTGATAGAATGTGCATAGTTTCGGATAACCTCTACCCCTATTCCAACTGCCTAACTTCCATTGGTGGCTAGGTTCACCCTCTTTAATACCATTCAGAACATTAACCTTTGCGTTCTTAGCATCGGTTACGCTTTTAATCTCAACGATACCATATTGAGTAAACGGCATAATAGATAAGTCGCAATTAACAGAACCACCTTTAATATCGGAGATATATTTTAACCTTGCTCCAGCCTCTATCTTACCTGTATCAGTTACATTGTAGTCATTCTTAGAGGTGTATGTTCTGTAATCTTTCCAAGTCTGCCCATTGTTGTTAGAGATTTGAATTTTAACTGTACCCTCCCATGTGCCATGAGTGGTGAATTTCCATGATAGTTCTGTATCAGTACTGTAGCTTTCAACATTGTAATTAATGTTGTTGTAGGTCTTTTCTATTCCTTGTGGTTGCATATAGCGTTTGACTTTTTTCGCTACAACGATACCGCTAATCTGTGTATGTACCGCCTCCACATAGTATGCAATCTGAATTACACTACCAACCATATCTTGCGTGAAAAGGTCTTTTGTAGATGTGATCGTATCACCATTAACAGTTAATGTGTGTCCATTATCCGTGTTGATTTCATCGTAAGGTTGTTCAGTCAGTTTGTAAGCACTCAACCGCCAGTCAGTATCACTATATCGTGATAGCGTTTGAATAGGGTACTTACCACTACAAATGAACATTACATCGCCACTTTGGATGCAGTTTAATTCGCCTACAACGTCCGCCTCAAATGGTGTCGCTACTTCAACATTTGTATACACACCATTTCGCCACACCCTAACATATCTATCACCAAATTCAAGCATGAATGATTGGTTCTTATTGGTTGTGAACTCAAACAGTCTAACAGGTTTATCGTTGTATTTAGCATATCCGATAAACTGTGAACCTTGCCTACGTGCTACCGCTCCATAGGGTCTAATTACCGCATTTTCAGCAAGTAGTAATGCACTTTTATATTGTTCTAAGTCAAATCGACTAGATACATCAGGCGATACTTCGCCTGTAGTAAATGCGACTTGTCCGATATACATAGGTTGCATATCACCAACTCCTTGCTTTCAAATAGCTAGATACATAAGGCATATCTAATCTGCGTTCCTTTGCGCTCATAGATTTTGCCTCTTGTAATGCTGCTTGATATAACTTGTATGACTGGTCGAATAAACCACTATTACCAGTCAATGGCATTGCTAAGTCAGATGCCATCTTACACACTAATGCTTTTACAAATATAGGGTTCATTACATCAGCATCGGTAATATCGTACACATAATCAATGTGCATCAATGGTACATCAGATACGATGTACTTTGTATTGTTATCAGTTAGATATACATCATATTCACGTTGCTTTTCCGCTCGGTATCTATCGCCCTGTGGAATAACCGCAAGGATGCGAACACACTTTTCAGGGTAAGCATATACATAACCCCAGCCATCAATCTTATGTTCAGATAGTACCGCTCGTTCACGCTTACGTGCAAAGTTCCATTCAAACTGCTCTAACAATACTCTACGTGTTAGATCATAATGCAATCTACATTGTCTAGCAGGTTCTGTTTCTTCCGTCATAGAACGGATGCGACCTGCATTGATAAGCGATAATGCTTGATTGCAAATATCAGTAGGTGTCATTTGTTCCACCTTTCTATAAAAAAAGAGGGATGCATAAGCACCCCTCGTTCAATTATTCAGCAGTTTCTTTCGCTTTCTTACCACGTTTGTTTGGTGTAGGCTCTACTGTTTCTTCTGTAGGTTCTA